AAGTGTAACAATAGATTCTGGGTAATACCCAAAATGTATTTCAGAACTGTAATTGGCATCAGGAGTTGGACCTATAATAATGCTAGTCTGGTCAAATAAGGCGTAGTGAACCGGGGTACCTGTAGTATCCGGGTTAGGATATGCCTCCCGAATAAAATTAACGTCCTTGTTTAAAAGGTATACATAATTGCTACTGTTAATAATCGCCAATGAATATACAAACAACATGTCAGTCGGCATGGTTAAATATTCATTACCTAAAGTTAAAGTACCAGTCTGGTTTTTACGAAGCGCAGGTATTTGTACTGAACTATAAATTTTTTGTTCGGCCTGTTGCGTAAACAATTTAAGTTCGTCATCTGTGAAGGTTTGTTCACAAACGTCATTTATATTTGTCTTAAGCTCCGTATAGTTCACTACGCCATCGGCCCTCTGGACATTATTCCTTTAGTAGCAGCACCAACACCACGCATTTTAATACCGCTAGTTTTCATATCTATTGGCTGGTTTACCTTTGTGCCGGGAGAATAAACTTTAGGTTCATTAGGAAATGTAGTTATCTTTGGTGCTTTCTTGCTTTTCTTGCTCATATTCAAACCTCTATGCGATTGAAATAGTTACAACGCCTACCTTCCCAAACCCCACTACGATTGAAGGGTCTACCGGCTCAACATGTGCTCTGCTTGCAGCTAGTTCAGCAAAGTCCGGTCTTGGATTGCGTATTGCTTGCGGATCATCTACCGGAAATTCCCCTAACCTATTTTGTGGCTGGTCAGGGTTCCAGCATTCGGGACACGCCTTTAATTCTGTTATTTTGTTCTTTTTTACTAAATTTCTAAGTTCTCTTAACTTGTACTGAAACCCGCATATATCACATATAGCAAGTGCTTTTTTGCCTGACGCAAACCGCTGACTCATAGCTACCTAACGCCATACATACGCGGTATTAAACTAATAGACGCTTTTTCTCTGTCCTCTCCAGCCGCCAGTTCAAAAGATTCTTCATACGCAGCTTTTAGCATGGGAATTCTATCTACAAGTTCCGGGTCTTTCATAGCAACGTAATAAGCTAATCCTGCAACTAAAGGAGGTAAAAACCTAAAGTTAACATCAGCTGTATTAATCCCCGTACCTGCATCTTCTATACGCCGCATACGCCAATATTTAAGAACGTAAGTGCTGGACTTATCAGGAACAGGCCACACAGTTACTGAAGGATTAGCCTGCCCACGATCAACATAAACCTGTATAGGGCGACCTTCACTTAGCTTATTAGGAATACTTGAATAGGTAGAAACACTAATACGCGACAAATTAAGGTCAGATTGCTTGGAAGTATCCCCCGCATCTGTACGGATAACCTGTTCTAAAAGATCAATCGTATCCGCTGGAAGAGCATATGTAGCCGTACTCTGCACCAGACTGACGGTTCCATCATCAATCGTCCACATATTGATACCACGATTCTGCCACTCGATAGTCAGTAAATTCATAGACCTACGAGCTGTTCGCAGATCATATCCCGAACGCATTTCACGGCCAGCACGTTCCCACGCTTCTTCAGCGATTTCCGTGAAGTCCATGTTGAATGTAGCAGTACCCGAAGTAGCCATTTTATATTAACTCATCTTCACCATTTTAGCGGGGCGTACACCCTGGCGAGCAATACCACAACCACGTACTTTGCCGCCTTTCTTCATGCCCATCCCTACAGCTTCATCTCTCAGACGATGCATCTCCTCTTCTTCGTCGCGTAAAGCCCCACTTACACGTTCTCTTTCTTCATCTCTGTTTCTTCCACGGTCGCCTTTTATACGCCGAAGTTCATCTGCATGGTCATCCTGCTCACTAATTACACGCGCTTCTTCGTCACGCAAATCTCTTCTTCTGCTCACTTTGTCACCTCCACTATATTTTTTAACTGTCTTTCCGGGTTTACTACCCGTGCTATCATAATAACTAGGCATAATGCCACCTCGTGCGAAATTTCGGCCCTTATCAGCCTTTACATATTCCTCGCCAACACTCTGCGGTACTCCAGCTTGTTTAGCAAACTTAGGATTATTAGCCACAGCCTGCATAAACTTATGTTGTTTCCTAGACTTACTAGGCATAGCTACCCACAGAATATAGTTACATTAGTAATATTACTTAAAGTCAACACTGTAAAATCACTCTTACTATTACTTCGCTGAGTAAGAATACCCTCATCAGGTATAGTTACACTGTCAGAAAAAGAAGCAGATGATGCAGGAGTATCAACCTGTAAAAGCAAAGTGCCACTAGCGCTATTGAGATTAAACTTTAATGACCCCGCAGAACCTGCACCTACATAGTAAACACTCTTGATTCTTGTACGACCAAAAGCTAAAGAACCAGTAGTACCAATACTTACATTTCCAGCAGATGCGCCATCAATAGAAATATTGGTCACTAAAGTATAAAAATTGGTAGAAGAAGCTGTACCAGCATTAGCGCCAGTAACAGTTTCTGTAGTGGATTCACCAGTTAAACTACCAACTTTAATACCCGTAATAGTAAAAGTCCTACCGCTGTCATTACCGGCTGAAGTAAACAAAAGCTTGTAGCCCGTACCTGAAGGACTAACATCATTAGTAAGCAGTGTTATATCCCCTGACCCACTAATAGAACCCGCTGCTTTTAACAACGTAGCACTGGTAGACGGAGTTATAGCGAAAATATCACCTTTAGACATGCTCTACTCCTTAATATCACCCCGCAAAACCGCAGCCTTATGCTCGGCAGTACCGGGCACAAAACTACTTTTTGCAGCTTTTTTAGGTGCCGCTTTTTTCTTAGCGGGTACCTTTTTCTTAGCCGTAGCCATAGCTACCCCCTATTAATCCCGTGTTTGTGAAGCCATCATGTAATCAAGTGTGGTTAGACGAGTACCAGACGCACTGCCGGATACACTCATTGCAGCGATGGTAAGATTCTCATCATCAGGGATATTAGCGGAATGGGTAGCGACTAATAGATCATTAATATAGAACTTAGCGCTTCCTGTACCTGCTACAGCAATACCTAACTTGACGTAAGTATCATCAGCTAAATCAATACCGGAATCAGTAGAAGTTTCAGTGCCATCTTTTTCTGTTTTACACAGAATAGAAGCGTCTCCATCATCTACTTGAAATACAATACGATCTGCCGCAGTTAGCATTGCTTCTGGATTAGTTGCAAAATTAACCGTAAAACCAACACAAATGTCAGTTTGGTCAGCGTCGTTGCACTTTATTCTAGTCTGGAAGAAAAGATTTTTATTAGCGTCTACTGAAAAAGTTTCGTTCTTCTGGATAGAAGCTCCGTCATTATCAGTAGTACCAGCAGAAGTTAACCCTAGCTCACCGCCAACTGTATCTGCAACAATAGCAACAGTTGCACCGCTGTCTTTAACAACAGTCCAGTCATTAGTGGTATCAATCGCTATACCAAGAAAATCGTCAACGTAAGTAAAATAATCGGGATTTAACGCAATAGGTTGGGATAATAAATCCTTATAACCGGACGCATATCCACTGTACAGCACGGGCGTGTTGTGATGAGTAGCCATATGTTTCTCCTGTCGTGGCTAGTGTCTGCCGCCTCCCCAATGGAGCGCAGTCAGGATGGTTTAATAGTATAGCAAAGAAAAAGGGGCAACAAGTGCCCCCTCTCCAATTCAGCGTTAGCTGGCTCCGGGTGAACCGAAGATACCCAATGGGTCAGATACACCAAAACTATAACGCTCACGGGCTTTATACCGGCTATTGCCAGTATCAAAATCAGCATCCATAGAGGTTTGCATTGGGGTACGCACAAAGTGCTTAAGGCCATTTGGAACGTCAGTCAACATGAACCACGCATTGGTATCAGTCAGATAATGGTTAACTGTGTAACCTTCTGGGATTGAACCATTATTGCGAAGTGCGTTGATGTCGTTATCAGCGGTGTTTACCCGTAACTCAGAATCCAGCAATCTAGTTGCTACAAACTGAAGGTCAGCGGGAACAACTAACTTACGGGGTTTAGCTGCAATCAGTAAACCACGCTCATCAGTCCAACCAGCGACTTGAATAACAGCGGCTTCCAAAGAAGTCTCATTCAAATCAGCAGCCGTTGAAGGCTCATTAGAGTTAGTACCACCGGACACCAGAGGGTGGTCAGTAGCACAAAGCTCTTTACCATCGCCATAGGTATAATCGCTATCGAACGCATTGTTCAATATAGCTGCACCTTTGACTTGTTTGGTATAAGCCATAGCGCGTGCAAGTGCCTTAGTATAACGAGCAGACAAGGAATCATACAGGTTATCTTCAATAGCCTCTTCGGTTACTGAAAATCCCATCGAAATTGTCTCGTGGTTATATCGGGCAGTCCACGCTTCTTGGGCATTATCATACGCAATAGCAGCGCCTTCGTTTTTAACTGGGGCGGCACCAAAGCCTGATAACTTGGTTTCTTCTTCAAAGGAACGGTCAGAACTCTCTGTCTCAAAGATTTCTGCGGCTTCCTCACCATATTTTGCGTACTCAAGGCCGA